CTGCGCACCGCGACATTTTTGAAAAAACGCTCCATTTTTTGGCGTGTTTTGAAGAAGAGAACACATGAAAGAGAAGAAGACCACCAAAAAACCGGCCAAACGCGGACCAAAGCCGAACACCGGCGCCATGGCGCGTGTCATTGAGGCCATTGGAAAAGGATGCACCTATAAGCTCGCGGCTCAAGCCGCCGGTGTGCATGAGACCACCTTGACGCTTTGGTGCAAGCATGGCCGAGAAGGCGTTGAGCCTTACGCAACCTTTTTGCATGACTTACGCCAAAGCGAGAACAAGCGCGCCGAGGCTTTGCTTGAGAACATCATCAAAGCAGGGACAAAAGATTGGCGCTCAAATGCCTGGTTGCTTGAGCGCCGATATGGATACCGCAAAGACGCGCCGCTCGATGAGCCAAAGGTTGAGACCAAACCGATTGACGCCAATGTTGATGCGCGCACACTGCTTGTGCATCAAAGCGAGCAGCTGCAAACCGCAATGACAAAAGCCATGCAAGCGCAAAGTTGGCAAGCATACGCCGCATTGCAACGCCAATTTGTCTCAATCATTGAGCAAGTGCGGCTCATTGACGCCGAGAGCGGTGCCAATGACGGTCTTGACGCGATGAGTGACGAGCAGCTGCTTGCTGAGATGGAGGCGGCGGTCTTAGCAATGCCGCCGGTGATGCGTCAACGCCTTCAAGATAGACTCTTGCACACAGCTCAAGTGATACCGATAAATGCAAAAGGATAAGACAATGATAACATTGATAATTGCCGGCGTGCTTGGTGGCATCGCCGTCACAAGTGGTGTGTGGGTATATGCCGAGCGACACAAAGAGCCGCCGCCAACCGTTGATGTGGCCGCGGTGGTTGAGTCGGTGCTTGAGCTCCACAAGCCGGCGGCCAATCTCACGCAACCGGACCTTTTGAAGGTGCCTTGCTCAAGCGAGTATATTGAGAGCAATGGTGACTTGCTATGCCGCGAGATGTTTTGCCGCATGACAACGCGTGGCGTGGATGCCAAGACGAGCGGGCAAGAGTGTGAGGCCATTGGCAACATCATCAACAAAACGCATGTGATTGAGCTGTGCAAAGCGCAACCGGACTTTGACGCGTGCATTGATGTCTTTGATAAGAGGCTATGATGAAATTAGTTGACTTGAATAATGAGCAAACCATTGACCATCTTGAGCAGCTCATAATTGCCTTTAAAACGGTGGCTATTCAAAACAACATTGACGACAAAGTACAAGGGGAGGCGCTCTTGATGATGTTGTTTGATATGGCAAAGCACAAAGGATGGACTCAAGAAGAGCTCGACACGCTCATCAAATATATTTTGGTATCGGTTGAGCAGTGAGCACAACCGCCGCGGCGAGAGCAATGATGGCGTTGCGCAACAAAGCCAAAGCCAATCCGCTTGCGTACTTCAGACCAACGCCACCGCAAGAGGCTTTTTTGCGCGACTCATCGCCAATCAAGCTCTTGCTTGGTGGCAATCAAGTAGGCAAAACGGCGTGTTCAGTAGCCGAGCTTTTGTATCGCGCGCTTGATTGTCATCCGTATCTCAAGACGGACCCCGCGCCAAATGAGTCTTGGCTCATCACACACTCACACGACCAGAGCCGAACAATACAGCAAAAGCTCTATGATATGATACCCGCCGGCGAGCTTGCCGATGATTGTGAGTATGTGCATGGCCGCGGCTTTCGCGGCATGGTGCCATTGGTCAAGTTTCGCAACGGCTCAATCATACGCATTAAGACGGCTCAACAGGGTCTCGGCTTGGCGAGCGCCTCGATTGGCTTTGTGGCCATCGATGAGCCAATCCCCGAGAGCGTTTGGGGAGAGCTAGCCGCACGCGTTTTGCTAGGTGGCGCCGGTGGTAAGACTGGCACCATCGCCATAACCATGACGCCAATTGGTTGCGATGTGACCTATTTGCGCAAGCTCGTTGAGTCCGGTCGCGTGGCATGTCACATGGCACCGCTCACCGTTGAGGCCACAACACCGCGAGAATGCAAGCCGCTCTTGAGCCAGGACCAAATTGATGACATCGCCGCCACATATTTGCCGATTGACCGCGAGGCGCGCTTGCGAGGCAGTTGGGATGTGGGCATTGACCCGACTCAAATGGTCTTTGATTGTTTCACGCCTTCAATGATAAGCACTCAACCAGTGGCCGCCGGTGGTGACTATCGGTTTAGCGTTGGCATTGACCATGGCTCACAACCAAACACGCAAATTGCAACGCTTGTGTGCACTGACATGAGAGACCCGAGCGAGCCGGTGGTTTATGTGCTTGGCGAGTACAGTGGAGGCGCCGCAAGCGCCGAGCATCATGCAAGAGGTGTGCTTGATTTGCTATACCGTCACCGCGTTGACCCTTCTCAATGTCAATGGGTTGGCGATGGTGCGCACAGTGGCTCGCGCGGCAGTGATGGCCACAAGATGAGCAACGGCTTGCTCATGAGAGGCTTTGAGAAGGTCATGCAAATATCGCCAGGCAATTTGCCCTTTACAATTCGCACCGCCAAAAAGTTTCGAAATAGTGTATATTATGGCGCAAGTCGGCTATATAGCATTATGAGCAAGCAAAACTTTTGGGTGAGACCCGAGTGCACGCAGCTCATACAATCAATTCAACGGTGGACAATGCACAGCAAACAATATCAACGCTCACGCGACCCTTATGGCCACAGCATCGATGCGTTGCGCTATGCCGTTTTGCCGGTGATTGATGTGCGATACACACCGCCGGCCAAAGTGAGACTTTATTGATGCGCTACAATATACCGACACGACCATTGGCGACAGATGACGCCACTCAAATGAGACTCGAGCACACCGCATTGCGCAAGCGCATGTTGGTTGGCCAGTGGATACTTGACCTCGAAGATGAGCTCGCAAGACATTTGCCGGCGGACCGGCGTGAGAGTTGGGGTCCCGCCGACCTCTCGAGCAACCCTTTTGAGCAAATCACGCGACAGCTTGCCGTATTGTACAATCAAGCTCCAGTTGTGACAAACAACCAAGACGACATTGAGCAGCTGACAGGCCGCAACGGATATGTGACCAAAGCCGGCCTTTGGCCATTGATGCAGCGCGGGCAAGAGTTCACAATCGGCTTGCGCGAGTGCGGTGTGATGGTGACGGTGGTGCCTCATCACAAGAGCGAATACATTGGCGAGCGTGGCCTACAATACCGCATTGTCACGCCGGACAATATGCTTGCCTATGCGCATCCAGATTACCCCGACAAGCCAGTGAAGGTGCTTGAGATGCGTTTGCGCTTGGACCCCTTCACACAAGAGCACAAGTGGATTGGCGACTTGTACGACATCACCAATTTGAATGAGCCTAAATATGGCATGTATGAGCTCAACAAAGACGGCACCATTGGCAATGATGTGAGCGCTTTATATATGGGTCATGATGCGATGGTTGGCGAGGCGTATCCCTTCCGATATGGCACCGGTGAGCCGTTTATACCAATGACGCTCTATCATGCTGAAAAGACCGGCGAGCTCTTCAATGCCTTTGATGGCTCAACCAGTGTGTACGGCTCGCTCAATTGCGGTGTGCTCTTCTCAATGTGGTTGCACCTCGTGAGAGACAGTGCATGGAGCCAAAAATATATTTTGGGAGCGGGCATCGCCGGTCTCAATGCGATGAGCGGAGACAGCACCGCACGCCGAGCCGCAATCGCAACGGACCCCTCAAGCATACTCATGCTCATGAGCGACCCCGATGCACAAGGGCAGCCAATGGTCGGAACTTTTGAGCCGCCAGTGAGCCCAAATGACTTGCTTGAGGCCATCACAAAATATGAGGTACGCGTAGCCACGAGCGCCGGTGTCTCACCGGATAGCATCACGCGCAAAAATGCCGACCCTCGCAGCGGCTATGCTTTGAGCATTGACAAGGCCGGCCAAAGAGCAGCTCAACGCAAATATGCACCGACTCAACGCATTGGCGATGAGGAGCTGCTTGGCAAGAGCGCGGCATTGGCCAACCGATACCTCGGTACATCATTGCCCGAGAGTGGCTATCGCATCATGTATCAAAGCGTTGGCATGTCACCAGATGAGCTGAAGGCACAACGCGAGGACATCATCGAAAAGTTAAAGGCCGGTCTCATATCGCCAATCATGGCGGTGCAAGAGCTCAATCCGGACCTCGACATGCAAGGTGCCGCCGATTTATTACGACAAATCCGCCGCGAGCGGGCTGAATTCCTATAGGAGACAAAAAGACCATGAAAACAATCGAGCATGAGGGCGCGGTTTATGTGCTCAAATCAGATATGGAGAGCGCGATACAATCACGCATACAAAAAATTGCGCACAAAGCAGCGGAGGCCGAGCAACGAGCGACAGAGCTACAAAGCGCACTTGATGAGGCGAGCGCTAGTCGCGGTAGCATTGACGCGCTTGCTAGTCAACTTGAGCAAGCACAAGCACAACTTGCTCAAGCCAACGCAAGATATGAGCGTCACAGCACAATTGCCAAGTACGGTCTCACCGACAAAGATATGCTTGATGCCGTTGAATGGCAATACGAGTGAGCGATGAGCGGCAGAGCCAAAAAGGACCTCATGAGCCTTGGTGATTGGCTTGATGAGTGTGTGAGCGCACCGGACCAAGCACCGGCGCTTTTGCGGCCTCACTTGCAAGCCATCGCACCGGCTCAACCTCAAGCCACTGACGCGGCACAAGTGCAAGCCCTTGGCCGACAAATGACACAAGCCACACCGGCTCAACCTCAAGCCATGCCAACGCCACCGGCGATGAACACCAACGCACAAAGCGCACCGGTGCGCGTTGATGATGTGCTCTCACGAGGTCTCAATGATTTTGAATTCTACAAACAAAACCGCGACAATGTAATTGCCGCATATCGCAACCGCAACAAACATGGAGTCTAGCAATGGCAGCTGTAGATTTAACCGCAACCGACACATATCCGCTCATCAAAGTGGTCTCAACCGTTGGCACAACACAACAAGAGATAATTTTGCCGCCAGGCAAGCTCAAATTATCCGTTGGAAGTAGTGCCGCCATATACATTGCCACAAGCAGTGTGAGCGATGGCGCCGCGATGCCAACCGACAAATTGAGCGTACCCGCTGACAATTTGCTTGAGCTTGAGCTCGGCCATAGCGCCGGCGACCGCGCCTCAAATGTAGCCGTTGCAGCTCAAACCGGAACAGCTGATATTTCAATCGTACTTGAGCGAGCGTAACAATGGCACAGTTTAAATTTCCCGTTGGCGGTGGAGGCGCGGCCGGCGGTAGTGATTGGATTGACATCGCCAGTGGCGACTTGACAACAAATGCGCAAAGTTATACGACCTTCAACCTCGCCGCGAGCAGTGTGGAAGGGTACGCACACCGCATCAACATTGGCGCGGACATTGGCGGCGTATCAAATACAACGAGAATGGCGGAATGTGGTATTCTTACATTTGACACCGGCATTAAGCTCTCAACGCTTGGCACCGGTGAAGGCACCAACGGTGTCATACAACTAGAATTTGAGCCGGCCGGTGTTGATAGTTCCTCAATCTATTACACTGACACAGCTCGGCCGCAAACTGTTATGCTATGGTGCGGTTTTGATGGGCCGCCGTTTATTTCTGGCGATATGGTTTATTATGGCCATGGCCTTCAATGTCGGCCAAATTTAAGCGCCACAAAT